AATATTTGCTCCTGATAATTGCGGCCATGATGATTCCGAACGCCGCGATGTTTCCGATGATGATGATTAGTTCGTTTTCCATGGGTTCCTCGTGGGTTGGTGGGGCGACATAGTGCCGCCCCGGTTTTCCCTAGTCAATCACAAATCCGGTGGTGTCGTGCCGCGCCTTACCTTTGGCGTATAGTGCGACGGCCACGTTGTGATCATCCATAAATCGGACATCGCTATCATCGCCCGATACTACATCAAGCCCGTCCCATGTCGTCGGGATGATATCTTTTGACCGGAATACTACCGCAATACGATATCCCATTGCCCGAGCGGTTTGGTAGTGCCGCGCATATTCTGCAACGCCAGAATAAGAAAACGTGAGATCGTAGACGTCTCGGTGTGGAATGATACGATTTGGAATTTTTGTATAATCGTAAAACCGGGCACCATATTCGTCGCGCATTTCGACCATAAAATTCCAGATCAATAGTTCCCAGCGAATGTCGCTTGTCCCGTTCAATCGTATGGCCGGGACCATATTCTTTTTAATTGATAGACGAATATGCGCCACAATTTCACGCTTCAATTGATCCAGAAAATCATCGCGGTATTGGTTGAAGTAAAGCGTTTTGCGTAACCGGGCAAGTTGAACCGTTGTCATAGCACCACGTCCCGCTGTATTAAGACAAGGCCCGTCGCATTGTGCGATTTTTGCCATTGGGCACATATTCACGCCCGATATATTGTGCGGTGAAAGATACAGAATTGCGGTGCTAACACCTATCTTTTCACCTTTAATTGTTTTCGCGTCGTTTGATACGCCCAACAATTTTTCAGGTTTTTGGTCGTGCCATGGCTTGGCGCGATAGGCGGCTGCGAGTTCGTCTGCTAGTCCTGAAAGATTAAACATTTGGGATGCCCCTATAATCTAAGGTATGAGCGCGACGGAATTGACGCGCTTTGTGGGCATATAGTTACTGAATAGTGAGGCTGGTTCAAATGCAAAGATTGCAACCCAGCCATGCACGGAACGCATAGCGAATACGCTTTACATATGCGCGGCGATGTGCAGAGGCATATCTGCGACATATTGTCGCAATATGAATATTTTGCTTGATTTTTGGATGTTCACGTTTTGTTCCACCCGCCACAATTCGTTCACGTTTTGTTCTTCTGCTGTATTTTGTTCACGTTTTGTTCTTTTGGTCACTACTCTGAAAATAAATAATATATAATATGGTCACTACTCTGAAAATAAATAATATAATATATGTTCACTACTCTGAACCCGGCATATATAATATATGGTCACCACTCTGAACCCGGCCCGGATATACAGCCAAAAAAAAAAAAGAACAAAACGAGAACAAATTAGGGCAAAAAAAATGGGGACAACCAGAAGGCTGTCCCCAATTTCTTAGTATGTGAGAGCGAACAGGGATAGCCAGATGTAGGCTATCCCCGCCAGTCCGATAATCCAGACTGTTGTCCGCATTAGGCTGCGAGTTCGGCATAGGCCGGGTGCGAGAACATCTTCCGCATCCGATCTTGCCGCCGGACGAACCCGGCCAACTTGTTAGAGCCTCGGTTCCCCTCGGTATGGGTTGCCCAATTCGATACCGACGAACGGATCGAAGCAAGGGTTTCACCATAACGCGGAGCCTCAACCGAGTGATAGATCGACTTGATCGTATCGCCAACAGTTTCAGCGTTCCGTTTCCGATCTTCGACCGGGGTGTTGTCAGTGATCGCATCGATCACCTCGAACGCCAGAAGGCGCGGAACCTGAAGCTGCATCGCACGTTCGAACGTGTCGAAGTACGTTGTCGTGTTTTGCAGCGCAGCCCGGGCATCAATCGGAAGTCGCAACCCGTAACGGCCCTTCTGGCGGACCTTGAAGTATCCGCCACCGACCATAGGCATCTCTAAATTCAGGCAGACCATCGTGGTGAACGATGATGCACCAGCGATTGCCATGGTCCCATCGGTTCCGAACGATAACGCCACACCCATCTGGAGCCGCGTATTGCGACCATCGCGGAGCGTGACCTGTCGAGATCGTGACGGGTCCGTGGATTGGCTTGTGGCAATCAGGTGAACCTGTCGACCACCGTTCCCGATCTGCGTCGAGATGGCAGCGGTTTCAGGATCAAGTAGATCACCAAGCCCCGCGTCGACCATTTCACGTCCCCATGTTGAAAGAACGTGCCACGGCGAAAGATTGTCGCGGGTGTCACTGGCGGAGACCATGTTGATCGCCATCCGATCCCCATTAGGAAATTCGGCATAGCGGATCACCTGCTTGGCTCCGAGGCTATTCGGAACCTCTGCTTCGTGGATCGAATAACCAATCGACGGATGCAGGAAGGAAAGGTTGCCAGTGTCGTCAAATTTTACGATATCCATTTTTGTTCTCCTCAATGGATATTGCCGGACCACGCAAAAGGCGGACGCGGAATGCGTCGTGCCCCGGCGGTCCGGTTTCTTAATTCATCTTCACAATGTCCAACAGCGAAGGCCGCGCCGGGTCGGCCACTGCCAGAACCCCGGAACGCGTCCCCCTTAGATCACACCGGACGGATTAACTCAAACTAAAAATCAAATCTTTTCTATTGACCCGGCGCGGCAGTCTATGGCAGGGCGATAGGACAGCATCCCTGACCTAAAACCAGGTGCCCAAATACCGCCACATTTTGTTCACGTTTTGTTCTTCGGGAGGGGGGGGGCAAAAATTCGCAACGGCTATATATATATAAAAGGGGCCTCAGAAAAATTTTTCAGAAAAATCAGACTTGGTATTACATCAGTTTTGTGTAATATACGCCCCCAATTTCCTTGTCTGTGTCGTCCCATCAGGATATCCTCAGTCTATGAGCAATCGCATCTCCAAGGGCCGCTACGGCGACGACAATGATCCAAAGATTATCGAGGCAGAACGCCGCCGTCTTGAGACGGATGAGGAGTTCAACCAGCTGCCCGAGTTTATGTCTCGGCCCGAGGCCTTCAACGATCCGAAGGATAAGCGTCGTCGTATGCAGATGTCGGTTCTCCCCTTTCGTCTGTCGCCCATGCAGTATAAATTTGCGTACGAGTTCATAGAGACAGGCGATGCCTACAACGCATACATAAATGCCGGGTACTCCATCAACGGCAAAAAGCCATTTCAGATTCGCGGCAAAGCGAAAGAACTGTTGGCAGTCCCGAAGATAAACGCCTTTGTCGAACACATCAGGGAAAAAGCAATGGAAAAGCTAGTCATCAACATCGACGAAATCGTGGAAAAGTTTCTCACCACCTATAATCAGGCAATGGCCTCGGAAGATTTCACCAACGCCAACCGTGCACTGGAGAATCTGGGGAAACATCTCGGCATGTTCGTCGAGAAGGCCATGATCGAACAGAAGATCACCATGTCGAAGGAACAACTCGACTCAGAAATTGCCAAATATCAGGGTATTATTGATGCAGCCATCAACGCTCCTACAAAGCACTGAGGCATCGCCAGAAGTTGCTCTGGCACTACTAAAAGCTCGTGCATCACAGGCGGCACACGACGATTTCGCCTCGTACGTCAGGATGATGGCCCCGCTGATCGTCCCGGACTTCAAATGGGGACGACATATCGACATTATTTGTCGTGAATTGCAGCGTTGTGTCGATCAGGGCGGACAGCGCATCATGGTTTTCCTCCCACCACGGTCGTCCAAGTCCCTGATCTCCTCCCGTCTGTTTCCATCGTGGTACATGGGACGCAATCCTGCCCACGAAATCCTGACAATCAGCCATAATGAGCAGCTATCCTCAGACTTTGGCCGGTCTGTCCGCGATCTGGTAGCAACTGGGGAGTTCGAGGAGGTATTCGACGGGGTCCGACTCCGGAAAGACGCCAAGGCTGCGGGTAAATGGAAGACTAACAAGGGCGGATCGTACTTCTCGGCTGGTGTTAAGTCCCAGATTGCCGGTCGCGGTGCCCACGTTGCCATCATCGACGATGCCATGTCGGAGGAGGATGCCTTCAGCGATGCCGGTCGCGAATACATCAAGAATTGGTACCCGTCAGGCCTCCGAACCCGTCTGATGCCCGGTGGGTCCATCGTAATCATCAACACCCGCTACCATGACGACGATCTCTGCGGGTGGCTTCTCCGAAATCAGGGCAACGAAGAGGTAGAGACACAGAAATGGAAGGTCATCAAGATACCTGCATGGGTCGATGACGAGGCATCTGATCTCCTCGGACTACCAGTCGGGTCGTCGTACTTTCCCGAGTGGAAGACAGATGAACTACTCCGTCAGGACGAGGCAGAAATTAGGTCGAACAACGGTGCCAAGTACTGGCAGTCGCTCTACATGCAGAACCCGACGCCCGACGACGGCGGCATCATCAAGATGGGCTACCTCCAGCCGTGGAAGGACAGCGATCCACCTGCCTGTGAGTTTGTCGTCCAGACACTCGACACCGCCTTCAGCACCCGACAGACTGCCGA